TGGGGCTAGCTCTTCTCTGACACAAAGACCCACTACCCCCATTGAAGGAATAACAAAACAGCATCTTGTGACGCAGTTTTCATAGGAACCAGGTTCCTCAATGGGCTGTCAGCTGTGATTCCATGCCTTATAATTGGCCAGGGCATGTTTGCCACTGATGTTCTAGTGGACTTATTTTAATCTTCGCCATGCATGGCCATCTCACATTGAGCACACTAAGAGGACTTAATGTACTTAACGATATGAGTGGGGCTAGCTCTTCTCTGGCAGAAATACAGCACCAACACCACCATTGATACCATCCCTACAAGCCAAAACATGTTAAACCAGCCCAGCAATGACCAGCACTGTCTTAGCCATTCAATAGCACCTTCTTTAGCTGCTCCTGGAACCAGGTTTATGTGTCCCTGACCACTGAGGTCTGGCTGAGCCATCCTAACCAGCGTCCCACTGAGAGAAAAACCCATCTTAGAGCAGGCCGTTGTACACTGGAGTGTGATCAGTGGAGTTGGGGATTGGAATCTAACTTCTCTTTCTACTCCACTGTTGTCGCATTCCAAGATCAGATGGATGTCTCCATAGCAGCTAGCCACCACTGTATGGTGCTTCTCTGTGGAACATGAGTAGGAGAGTCTAGCTCCAGAAACACAAGAATAGCAGCCTGAGATTTTAATCAGGTTGACTGAGCAAGACTCTGCGGGAACTGCTGTCCCAATCAGCTTCATGCTCGATCTCACCTTAATGTGCCCAGAACCAAAAGCCGGTGTCTTCAGGTAAGGCGTGTCTCTATTCATTTCGATGTGGTGATTTTCCACATTGACAGGCAATACAGCTGAGGAACTGAAGATCCTATCAATGAACACCTGGGAGCAATCACAGCCATCGTCAGATTGTTCTGGCCTGCACACACAGATGTTGGGTGCCATTGTGCAACTCTGCAGCTTGGATGCCTTCTCAGCTGAGTGGCATTGGACTTGGCCTAACTGACCAGCAACTGGCTGACCAGCAAAAGATGAATCTGATAATGCAACCCTCCGACCATCTGATATAAATGTTTTTGATAGTATTGGAAGCTTACTCTGTATGTTAACATCCAAGGTGACTGACATATCTGAGCTTATGGATTTGGTTTCCCCATGTATTAGGCTAATGGTGGTTTCTGTGTTCCCACTCGTGGATTCCCATAGGAAATGAAATGATCCTGATGGGTCCCATTTTGGACAGGAGTAGAGCTCATAGATGGTATCTGTTTTGGGTCTAGCATAATATCTAATCACGTGACAAGATGAGGTGCAGAAGAAACAGCCATTTCCCCAACAAGCTTCACCTAGTTTGCATGACTGATGTGACGGGTAAGATATCTTTGGGAGATCAGGGACATCAGTATCAGTGGTTACTGAGTGGCACCAGTCCTCGGTGCATGGGCCTGATCGTGGGCACCTAACAACATGATCACTTAACATCTCAAAGTCTCTGGTGTGGTATAGAGCCTGCTTTGAGCACTTGAAGCTAATGTCAAGAGGAGTAATCTGCAGCTGTCCAAGAGTTTGACCCCCTGGTGTCAAGTACATTAAACAGGTTGTCTGGTCGTATGATATCAAGGGGACTTCATTAATCGATGAGATTGAACAATGGTAAGAGTCTCCTTTCAGGGTGCATGACTCAGTCATCACTGTGTCCACTACAACAGATGAGCATGGAGCTTTGCACACAACCAAGGGCAAAAGAATCATGATGATCACCAACCCAGCTGGTAGCCTTATCCCTGCCTTGTTCTGTCTGGCTGGCCTGCTGTTGATGAGAGGCTCACGGACTATACTTGCCGGCCTCAGCTCAATGGAGTCATCATCAGCAAATTGCTTCGCTCGTCCCGCTGCTCTTCCACTCATTCTTAGCATCATTTTCGTCATCTTCCAGAACAGTTTGATCATGAAACTAACCAGATTCCAGAGAACACGAAAGATTGGTATGGCACAAGTGAGTGCCAGGCCTGTTAGAACCATCAGCACATACAAAAACACTAGTGTTAGAACCCAATCTAACTTGCTGTAGCATGTAGGGTTTAGAAGGTGGTCTGAGCAGAATGTGCAGTCTATTGCCTCACAGACAGGCACAACGGGACAGGCAGTGAAGTTATCATATGACACTAGTCGGTCCTCACTGTGTATTGTGACTCTGATCCTCTCATCGGTGGTCCTTGAATGAAAAGATCTAGGAAGATCCAAAATTTTGGAATTGGTATCTAGCATTTGACACTCTGCTCTACCACACACCTGGATGTGTGATTTACCTTCCAAGTTGGTGACGATGTGCACTCCTGTGTTGTGACAGCTGACCACACATCCAGAGCAACTGGACTTCAGCTCAGTGGTCTTATGTGTATAAACCAGGGTAGTCTTGTAGCCATAGCAGTAAACAGGGGATGAGCACGTATCCAGGTGTATGTGAGGTATGGCACCGTTAGATCGGAATATTCGATACGGACTATTCTCGGAAGCTATGCTAGCATAACAGTTTGGGAGATCCTTGAAGTGGTCACAGTAAGCGCTGTTGCCTCTGACTGGACCAGAAAGGGAGACATGCTTATCCTGGATAAAGGATTCAGACTTGTCATAAATCAGGGCCTCTTCGATGTTCAGGTCAGTGATCCATCTGGATTTTCCTGTGGAGTCTACCACATAGGCGAGCTCTCTCATGACGCCAATCGGGTTGCATCCCTCCCCGGGTGACCCAATGGAGCAGAACTGAGGCTCATTTGCTTTCCAGTCCTTTTCAGTGCAAGTTCCTGAACCCAGTTTAGTCAGCTTAGGAACCCGACAGTTCTGCGCTTCATGGTAGCAATCTTTGATTAGCAAGGCACACGTACAGTCGTCAGCAAGGTACTCTCCTGGAGAGCATATCACCTCTCTAGAGCAGGTGTAGTATTTATCACCCCACTGATATTGGGCTATAAACCCACCTCTGGGTTGGCAGGTGTTTACAGTCGATGGTATGTCTCCACACCACTTGTTGCTCAGTAGCTTCTCATCAGGGCATGCTGCTTGCGTCATGCCTTCATGAGCGCCATAGGGCACAGAAGCAGCAATTTCTGCCTGAGCCATTCCGACTCCTCCCCCACATCCCGAGAGCCCGATTGCTAGCAGGCATGCAAGCGTCAAGTTGGTGTTTGGCACCCTCGCTTTGAGCATATCCTGGACCAATGGGTAGGTCCCTGTTGTTCTCGTTGACATCGTCAAATATTTTCTCTTTTATCTATTTTAAAACAAATGGTAGTGGTC